CATACATATACAGAATACAAACATGAAGACAATTCAATTCGGAGAATTCGAACCTATTATCATAGGCTCCATGCCAATGTTCGGCGGGGTATCTAATAACAGACCCGTCGACTATGAAACGGAGGTGCGATATGAGCATATAAATCCTCAGGTGAATGTGACCCGCGCGACGAACCCACCCTTGACTTCTAATCCTATCAAGGGGGCGCTTGTTGAAGGGGTTCCAGTGCAGGTTGTGGCGCAGTCCGAGGGCGCTACGCTCCAGGCTGTCAAGAAGAGGTGCGATTACCGCCCGTCTCCAGACGTTGGTCAGTTGTTCATCGACGGCCACAATGAGCTCATGGGCAAGATACATGAGCGCGAAGAGCTGCGTCTGGATCGGGGGATGATTGACGCTTATCTCACGGAGATGAGTGGAGAAAAGAGGGAGCGGTTGGAGGCGTTGTTGGACTCGCAGGATTTCACATTACCTGGTTACACTGACAAGGTCGTGTTTGCGAAATCTGAGGCTTTACTGAAACCCGATGGCTCCCAGCCACGTGTCGTGTACCAGGGTGGTGACATGTACAACCTCACAATGGGAGCCGTGGTGTTCTATCTGTCGCGTCGCATAGCTGAAGAGTTGTCCCGCACAAATCCCAAGAACGTTGGGAGACAAATCCTTTATTGTGTGGGCATGACGGCTGACGAGATAGCTGATTTAGTACATCACACCCCCGGTCAAGCCTATGAGAATGATTTCAAGAACAACGACGGTAGCCAGCCCGCCGGGGTTCGTAAATGGGAAGCCATGTTTTATTACAAACTTGGCGCGCCAAAGTGGTTCGTTCGGGAGTTTGCGGCCAACACCAGCGTTAGGATCTTTACGCGCTATGGTGTTAAGGGCAAGGTTAACGGCCAGAGGTGGAGCGGCGAAGTGACAACCACCACTGGCAACGGCTATGTGAATAGCTGCATAAGCCTTGCCTCGCAGGTCAGCGCTGGGATAACCGAATCAACCACTTTCGTCTACGGGGACGATAATTTGACGTACACCACACAGAGTAGGAGCCAGGTGAAGACTGGTTTCGAAGTGGTGTCGGAGAGCGTGGGCATGAAGAGCGAAGTCAAAGTCGTGGAACACCGCGAAAACGCTACGTTCTTGCGTAAGCGCTTTGTGCCTGCAGTCAAGACAAGTTACCCCGTACCCTCATTTGGTCGTGTGTTGTGCAAGCTGCCAGTCCGGTCGAATTACAACCGGGCTGTGTCAGATGAAGCCTATATGAGCGGCAAGTTGCTATCCGCCGCTTATGAACACAGACACATCGCCAGAATACGAACCCTCCTATTGGAAACAGCGGAGCAGTTGTCGGACGAGCCGTACCTTGACATGAGGAACCAAGCTTGTGCGTACAAGTACACTGCGCAACAACTTAAGGATATGACGATATCCGCCGCGACGATTGACCTTGACTACTTCAACAGTTTTCTCCACAACGTGTACGGGCTTTGGGAGGAGGATTTACATGATGCATACGTCGCCGTTTGCGATGGAATCTTAGGGTTCCAGCGCGTCAACCGCGGACGGAATCAAGGCAAGGGAGTGCCCCACATTGCGCCAATTGTGCCTCGTGCACTGTGGGACACCAAGTTCGAAGCTATCGTCAATGTTGATGTTGGTGCGTAGGTCTTGCATGTGAGCCGCAGCGTTTAGTTGGTTTAGCTGCGATAACAAACCGATCCTATCCAACAAGTG